CCTCTATAACCTCTTCTTTTTAAATAATATAAAAGTCTTGGTTTATTGTTTTCCGCTAGTATAGGCATTCCATAAAATACTAATGCCATTAAAACATCTTCAAAAAACATTTCTGCTGTTTGAGGCCTAGCTACATATTCTAAAAAAAATGTACTAGGGGGTGCATCCTCCATACTGAATTTTGTTAACCCATGCAACGCGCCTTTAGAACCTCTGCCGTCTGTTGTGCCTGATATATCATAACTATCACAACCAAATGCACCTACGTGTTCTAATCCTGGCCACCTAATACCATTTTTTATTATTTGCCTATTTTGCAAATTAACAGGAGGTGTCCAACTAATATTAAATCTACCATTTGGGTTGGGAGTAAACTTTACTTTAGTATCTTTAATCCCATTCTCCCACATAAAACTTCCTCGTGTAATAACATTGCTATTACCTAGATCTTCATTATAATCTATTTGTTCGTATATTTTTACTAAGTTAAATATACTGTTTTTAGTTTCATCTCTAAACGCATGTTCTTCTGTGCGTGGAAACTGTCTGTAATACTCATTTAAAGCATCCTGGTCACCTTTTAAACCTTCTGCTTCATTATTCCAATGCTCAATAACTCCAACGTCTATAATGTCTCCGTATGGCCCAACTTTTTCTTTTTCTGGTGTGTTGAATACAGGTATGCCATAAGAATCAATGAATCCTTCGTAGTTCCATTCCATAGGTATGAACAAAGAATATAATCCGCTGCGAGTCTGTCCATTGCGGTTTCTTTTTGTAACGTCCGAATCATTGTATAATTTTTTAAAGTTTCCACCACCTTTATCTATCGAATTCGATGTTGAACCCATCATACATTTGCCTATTACCCTACTACCTAATCTTAACGTGGTTTTCGTAACCCTCCAGTTGTTGAGGATGTTGTTCGGCCTTTCCCACTTCCCCGATTCGTCATGGACGAGAAGTTTAAGCTTCTCCCCGTCGTATGCGTTGTCACCGGTATTTTTCCAATCGATCGTGGTGTCGAGACCCGATAGGGTTTCAACGGTGGCGTTATTGTCAAGTTTACGTCTGGTGAACTTGGACGCTGGAACACGATAGGCAAGCTCGGTTTTGGGGCGGTCCATACCGTCCTGTATCGGTTTGAAAAAGAAGGGGTAATTAACCGATATCGGTACCACCTTATCGGTAAACATCTTTTTCGCATCAGACCCAGACTTGGATAATATACCATATCGTGAATCGGAATTAATAGTGGCGAGATTAACGGTTTCTCCAGAGGCCATGAATGAAAAGCCAGACCGTCTATTCTTGAGATAGCACATCCCATAGGATCGTAAGTCAGCTTTGCAAGCTTCCCAGAAAATGTAGAATAATCTATTTGCCTCTCGAAACTCTGGTTTCCCAATATCAATCTTGGACCACTGCAGGTACATAAAGTGAGTACCAGTAATGTAAGTAGCCACACCCTTATTATTGAACCAATGGCCGTTTTCTCTTTTATTAAATTGTTCATCGATATATATGCCCCATTTTGATTTGAACTCTGCGGGATATTCTCTCCAATCAAATATACTTTTAATTAGTTTTAATTCCTTTGGATATTCTGCGGGCGTCCACTTATCGTTTGATTTGTCTAACTTTGCTGGTGCTTTTGGCAAAGCTATCTTCAGATTTTGTATATTATATATTTCTCCTATTTGACCCGACTTACTTATAACAACTACATCATGCTCCTTGTTATATCCATATGCCCATTTCTTACTCTTATTTAGTCTAGATAAAGTAGATTGCTTAATAGGTGTAATAACCTTATATAAACTTTGCTCGTACATTATTTAGATCTTCTTTCTGCAAATCCACCAAAAGATGTTTGTTTAACTTCTTCTTTGGGTTTGTCATCAATTATTCTTTGTTCCTCATCTATTCTACTTAAAATTTCAAAGGCATCAAATATAGCCAACTTTTTTGTGGCTGCTGCATTTTTTAATCTGTCAGCTGATATATCATCATCCGAATCTACAATAGCTTCTTTAGCTACTTTAATTAATTCCTCAACTGCTTTGTGCCCAGCCTGGATTATATTCTTCTTCGTCTCCTTGATACTCATATTTAATTGTAATTGAATTAACGGGAACTCGGTATAACCTTTGCCCTTCTATTATAAACTCATATTCTGATTCAGGTTTAAATCCTATTAAAGAATCTTTGTCTATATTTTTATTGCCGTATTTAACAATGCCAACTAAAGCTTTTTCTTTGTTTTCGGAAAACTCTTTTGTTTCTTTAATTGGCATTACAAATACAAATCCTTCTAAAGCCTTCCACCCATCTGCCCTTTTATAAGCAAAGAGTTGATCTGGTTGAGCCAAATAAACATCTTCTTTAAGGTAGTTTTTACTGTTTTTTTCATCTCCTCTTATATCTCTAAACCTTCTAAATACATTGTGATGTACAATAACTTCATCTCCAATTCTTAATTCAGTATAAGTTCTCGCTCTCGGTAAACTTAAAATTACACCGATTCTTTGCGTATATTGATGATTTTGTAATTCAGTATTTAATAGCAATTCTTGTCCTTCTATTTCTGTTTTTCCTGTTGTCCTACTTCCCTTCGGCTTTATCAGGTAATTAAATACACTCTGCATTTTACCATGAGAGATCGTATTCTACAGATATAGACATGTTCTTATTAAAATCTTTCCAAGGCATCATCATATCACCCTTGGTAATATAGATAGAGTACTTATCTTCCTCTTCTATAATGTTAGCTATAGTATGACCGCCATATACTTCTTGCCCAACGGCATAGTGCATTGCATCATTTTTATAGTCCTTACCGACACTAATCTTTCTTATCAGCTGCTCCTGCTTCTTCATTTGAAGTTATTTCGCCAGTTTGTAGATCTATGTTTACATTACCATACTTTTCTTCTAATTCTTTTTGAACAGCTGATAACTTAACGCTTACAGAATCTAATGCTTTTATTAATTGTGCCTTATGAGCTTCAACCCCACCAATTTGCATTTGAAACTTATTTGCTTCGTTAACAAAACCTTGTAGTGTGTCTAGCTCTTTTTTACTTATACTTTTACTTTGTGCCATTTTATTTAATTTAATTTTTATATGGGAAAGCTTTATTTAACATTTCCTTTCGGTTATTACAGCCACAGTCCTTTCCCGTTATCTTAGATACTGTGTCTACAACTTTTTTAATTCCAGTAGCTTTTGTTATTTTTTCTACTGTATCTCCAAGTCCTTTTGATTTCATTTGATATATATATTAATAATCCAAACATTGCGACATGGTATATGTTAAGGTGCCAGTGATCTCCACAGATACCCGTTATGTGTTCTAACAATTCCATTTATCTAATGCTAATTTTTTTCTTGTTGGTTTTCCATCTTTCATTAAAGCGCCTGGCATTCCACTCATTCTTGCGCAAAATGATTTTCTACGATTAGCATCTTTGCTACCGGGTTTTAATTTAGATGGTTTTGTTGTAACAGCTGTTTGTAGCTTGCTGCCAGGGTTTTCTCTTTTATAAGAGTCAACACCTTTTTGATTTAATCCGCCTTTAGGATCTTTACCTTCCTTACGTTCCCATGCCGCAGTTTTTTTCTTAAATGGTGAGTTGTGTTGTATGTAAGCCATTATTTAAAGTATTTAAGTTTCATCGGAGATTTTTTCTTAAAGAACTTTTTAACATTCTTATCAGCCGGTGAATCGTCTGCTCCATATTTATCTTTAAGTATAATTTGATCTTCAGTTATACTATTTGGTCCGCCTCTTCCATCTATTTGCGATGTTCTTGCATCTTGCTCATCTGATTCAAATAGTTGTATTCCACTTACTCCTTGTCCGTCACCAGAAAGGTTTTGCTCTATTTGTCTACTTGCATTATTCAATCCTTGTTGTCTTGAAGATTGACCAGATAAAGCATTTGTAAGTTTATTTTTCATGTTCTCGTATCTCTTATAGCCTTTTTCACCTGGTTTTGGTGCTGTAAAACCTTCAGTTCCATAGCCTGGGAATTGTGAGGCTAATTTATCTTTAAGATTTGTAACTTGCTTATTAGATCTGTTTAATCTATTTGAATAGAACTTACGGTTTCGTTCATTCATTCTAGATTCCCAAGGTCTTACATATTCACCTTGGTTTCTTACTTTTTGTCCTTTAAGTGAACTTTCGGATTTTATACATTGTCCGTCTGCATTTTTAGTTGAACCTTCTGGGCATTCACTAGTACCTGCTGTTTTACATTCACACTTATCTCCTACAACTGTTGGTGATGAGTCTTTTGGACATTTGAAATTTTTACAAGGGTCACCTTTTTTTCTTTCTTCTAAAAGCTGCTTATATTTTACACATTGTGGATCACTCCATTTAACTTCAATACCACATCTGTTTTTACTAGGTGTTTGACTAACAGTGTCACCTTCAGTTGTTATTGGATCTACTACAGTATTTTTAGCTGAACCAGTTACAATATCTCCTGCAGAAACGGGTGGGTCTTTTTTAAGTGGACTATTTGCAGTTACACTTTTTTTTTTGGCCCCAGAAGCAACTCTATCTACTGGCATATCATCCATTAGATTTTTACGTTCTTGAGCTGCAGATTCTTTTTTGAAAGGTGAACTCATTTTATATCCCTTCTTGGCAGGCGATGGCGAGTCTTTAGTAATGTTATCCCCGTATACTCCCGCAGGCCCTACATTAAGCAATGGTTCGCGAACACCTTCGTTGCTAAACTTATCAGCTTTTTTCTGATTGAATAAACCCGCGTTTACTCTTTCTGTTATTGGTTTCATTTTAATTCCCATAGTAGTTTGTTTTATTCTTCTATTATAGCGTCGCCATTATTTTCTGACAACTCTGTATTTATTTTGCATTCTCCAGTTTCCGCGTCTTTAATCATGCCTTCGCTGCAATCATCTGTGGCTGGACCACAATTTCCGTCTGCGTCTTTTACATCTCCTTCATTAGGACATTCGCCGCCCTCTTGACCGCCTACATTAATATTAGGATATTCTGTTTTACTTTCTTTAAATCCTTTTTTAACATCTTCTTTTACATCTTTAAATCCTTGACTTGCATATACATCCGCGGCGCCTTGGACTAAAGCCATGTTTATTTTAAATGGTGATGATTTTTGAGTTATCGGATTACTCTTTTTTAATGGACCACCATAGCCGTCACTAAAATAAGCTTCACCTCCATAAAAATTCTTTTTCATTTTAAATGGTGATTTTCTTTCAGCGAACTTTTTCGCCGCTTCATCAACACTAACTTTTTCACCACCAACACCATCTCTTGGTCCTGCTGATGACTTTTCTTGAAATCCCGCTGGATTTCTTTTCTCAGTCATTTGTTTTAACCGGCTTGCCGTTCCTCTAAAATTTATTGCCATTATTTTTTATATTTGGTTACTCGCCCTTTAGTATCTTTTTCTCTTTTTGCTGCGGCTTTTTCAGCTGGAGTTAGTTCACTCCAAGTTGCAGGCGTTTTACTAGAGATTTTTTTAGTTGGTCTAAAAGTATTTTCACCACCTTCGTAAGTTTTTTTACCACTTGGTGTTCTCCAATCTTCTTTAAGCCAACGCCTAAGTGCTGCACCTTTTTCTGTTTTGCGTACTTTAAATGGTGACGCTTTCATTTTAAATGCCATTACCCTTTTGAATTACCCCAATTAGCAACACCAACTTTTCTACACTTAGCCATTGCCGCACTTCTATAAGCTGAATTCTTGCTTCCATATCTACTCACTACTTTTTTATAGCAAGCATCTTTTTTCATTGGAGAAGATTCTACCTCATAAGCCTCAGCTTCCCATTCAAAATCTGGGTGGCCTTCATTCATTTCAGATCTTTTATAAACTTTCATTGGAGACTTAGTGTCTCTTTTCCATTTTACAGTTTGATTATCATATTGTAATCTTCCCTGTGCCATTTGATCTAAATGTACTTTTTCGTGCTCAACCGCATCCTCTATTTTTTTATCAGACATTTTAGAATTTACAAATATAGTGCCATCGCGATTTGCTTCGCCTTCTACACCATCATCTAAATCGTCTTTTAAAATAACAGGTTTTCCAAATTCTGAAGAATGATGTAAATTAAACACTTCATTCTTAGACTTGAGTTTAAATGCCATTATCCTTTATATCCGCTTTTTGAAGCTGCTTGTGCATTTTCAGCATAATGCTTTCTTGCTTTTGCACTTAAGTTTTGGTTTGAAGCTTCTTTAATATCATACTTCATACCTTTGTTAACTTTTTTAGCAGGTGAGCCATAATCTTTTTTAGAAGCTGATTGGTCACCGTGCGAAGAACCATCTTTACCTTTGTAACCTTTGTCAGTTCCTTTATAGTTCTTATAATCTGATCTAGTCTTAGATTGATCACCTTTCATTGCTCCATCTTTTTTACCAGGTGCAGCTTTAATTTTTTCTTGTAAATGAGCTGGTAATTTATTTTGATTACCTTTTAAAGCTTTTTTAGCTGCAGACTCCTCGTACTTTTTAGCTGGCGAATTATAATCTGCTTTACTAGCTGATTGATCGCCGTGAGATGAACCGTCTTTGCCATGATACCCTTTATCTGTACCTTTATAATTTTTGTAATCTGATCTGCTTGCAGACTGATCACCTTTCATCGCGCCGTATTTTTTAGCTGGTGAACCTTTATCACCACATCCTAATTTGTTCGGTCCGATTCCTTTAAATCCTGAATATGCCATAGTTTAATTGTTTATTGTTATTTACCAAAATTTTTAGCGAAGTTTGCCATCTTCACAACAGCCGCGCTATATTTATCTTTATTTTTCATTACGGCATTTGCCGCTGCCATTGGAGATGCAAATCCATTACTTTTTGCCCAAGATGTAAATTTGCCTTTATTAGCAGGTTTAATTTTTATATCTGCTTTTTTACGTGCTGGACTGTTTTTTCTATAATTTAAATGATCTGTATTACCATCCCATTTTTTTGAACCCACTGAAGTTCCTGCTTCTTTAGAGCCTACAACTATTTCAGTTACATTCTTTTTAAGCCTTCTTAAAGCATCCCCAACTTGAGAACCACCTCCCGATGCAACTTTATCAAGTCTCTTTTGCTTTTTAGCCGGGTCACGAGTTAAAACGTTATCTTTAATATTTTTAATAACTTTACCTGCTACTGTTTTTCTACCCGCATCTTTAGCTCTTGTTCCCACAATGTCTCTTAAAATATTACCCGCTCTTGAACCACCGGTACCATCCATTGCATTATACTTATCGCTCTTTGTGCCGTAATCACCAGACTTATTTATATCGTAAGCAATTTTATTTAAACTTTTGTTTATTCTATTTGTTTTTCTTACTTTCTTTTTAGCTGCTTTTCTTTCGCCAGGAGACATATTAGATTGTCTAATTTCTTTAAGCTTAGACTTTTTACTTTCTCTTGTTGATTGTTTGTTAAACTTGTAAAGATCTTTTTGAACTGACTTCTGATCTTTAGTAAGTAGATCACCAGACGCACCCGGAATCATACCGCCTTCATTACCCGCTTCTACAGAGGCAACTGGTTTAATGTTAAAATCTTTAGGATCCCCCATTCTTTTTACGGGAGAATCAAAGTTTCCTGTCTTCCTAAGTAGCGGAGAGCTAGGGTTCATTTTAAATGCCATAGTTATCTTTCTTTGTCGTTAATCATATCATCAATAGCTTTATTATAAACTTTATCAGTATATGATTTGTTATTGTAAAATTTACTTCTTTCTGACGTAGGCAAGTCTTCTTCCGCCAGTAATATTCTATATATCCTATTAATAAGGTTTTTACATTTATACGATGTTGTATATGTATTAAACTTATTTGTTGTTCTATTCCTGGCTGCATATACATCAATCCAACCATCTCGCCTTAATCTTTCCCAACGATTTTTATCCCATGAATACGTATAAGTACCATTAATAAAATCATTTCGATTAAACAAAACTTTACAATCTAAATAAATTAATAACTCTAAATCAGCATCTTTTAAATTATAGGTTTTGCAGGCCCATTTTCTAACAAGCCTATAGTATTTAAGTAAATTTAATTGTTTTAAGTCTTTTGAGGTTAATCTCATTCAACTAATACTATGTCACCAATATTTATAACATGGAACAATTCATCTTGCCATTCTATTCCGTGACCAGCGTGCTTGTCATATCTAACTATATCGCCTTTTTTCACGTGTTCCACTTTATCGCCAACACTTATAATTTTCGCCTTTAAGTACCTAATGTCCTTATTTTGTTTTTCAGTTAATTCTAAACCTCCAACTTTTTTTGGCGCTTCTTTTATTTTTTCAATAATTATAAAGTAATTAATTGCTTTCATGCCTTACGTTTGAAATTATACAATCAGTAGACATTATAGTTGTTGCAACACTTACTGCATTTTTTAAAGCAGATTTGGTAACTAACACGGGATCAATAATACCTGCGCTTACCATATGTTTATAACAACCACAAGTTGCATCAACCCCGGTTCCTTCCCATTCTCTGTCAGCCTCTTCAGGTCTAGACTCAACAAAATCTTTAGGGGTTACAATATGTGCCATCCCTGCGTTACTTAATATAGTATAATAAGGATGCTGAATAGCGTCGAGTAATAACGCATAACCATCATCTAAAGCTTCAATCTTTTGAGCGGCATTTAATAAAGCAACACCACCGCCTGGTATAATACCTTCAGCTACTGCTGCTTTAGTGGCGTGCAAAGCGTCTTCTACTCTATCTTTCTTTTCTTTATGCTCTACCTTTGAATTAGCTCCAACATGTATAATACCAACTTTGCCAGTTAGCATTGATAATCTTTGTTCAAGCTTCTTTTTAATATAGCCATTTTTTTCTTTTTTAACTTTTCGTTTTACCTCTGCAATACGCTCAGTTAAATTTTCGGTAACTCCACTAATTTGTAGTGTTGTTGTTTTACTATCTGTAACAGCTTTAACCGCTTCTCCTAATGCTGATATATCTATTAAATCTAAATCATCACCTAGGGCTTCATTAATAACTTTAGCGCCTGTTAATATAGCTAAGTCTTGTGTAGCGTCTTCTTTAGTGGGGCCAAACCCTGGAAGATCTACTATATTTACTTTAATATTTCCTTTTACTTTATTGGCTAACAATGTTGCAAACGGTTGTTGCTCAACTGTACCAACTATTAAAAGTTCTCTTTTAGTTTTTACAACATGCTCCAATATATTTTGTATACGTCTTACATTTGGAATGGGCGACGATACAATTAATATTAATGGATTGTCTAATGTTGTTATACCTTTTTCTTTGTCAGTTAATAAGTGGCTGGATTTTAAACCAGATTCAAATTGAGTTCCTTCAACAAATTCTACATACGTATCATCTGTCTCGGAGTCTTCCATTAAAACGATTCCATTTTTTCCAACTTTCTTAAAAGCTTCTCCAATTTTTTCTCCAAGCGCAACATCATTGTTACATGAAATGTAAGCCACTTGTTCAAGCATTTTATCCTCAACCGGTATACTGGTTTTATCAAGATATACCAAAATTTCTTCAAGGCATGCATAAATGCTATCTTTAATGTCTCTAATCTTTTCTTCACCTGAATAATTATTTATGTTATCTAATAAAGCATAGGCAAGGACGGTAGCTGTAGTAGTACCGTCTCCTGCTTCGCTTACTGTTTTTTGGGCTGCCTCTTTTATTAATGTGGCTCCTATGTTTTCGACCGGGTCTCTTAAGACTACGCTTTCCGCAACGGTTACACCATCTTTTGTTATCACCGGTCGACCCATAGCGTCCTCATATATAACGCACTTTCCGGACGCCCCTAGAGTACTTCTTACTGCTTCGGTTAACTGTGCAACCCCCGCCATTATTTTATCTCGGGCATTGCTGCCGAAATCCAAATCTTTTACGATTTGACTTGGTAGATTGAATTCCATTTAATTTAATTTATTTATTACTATTTAAAAGTTTTAACAACTTTTGGCCCAGATATATAATCTAATTTTTTTTGGTAATGTTCGATACTTCCATCTATAGCAGCTTCAGCTCCTTTAATGGTTTCTCTTCTGGTTACATCATGCCAAGAATCATCATCTTCTATATGCTTGATTTCTGTTTGGTAAAACCCATTTGGTAGTTGAACAATACGCCAATTTTTCTTATCAGCTGCATGTTCCCAGGTTTCTTTGGATTTTTCGGATATTTGTGGTTGACTACTCCACGAACTAGTCTGGTAAAATAGTGTCATTTTGGTTTTGGTTTTAATTATTATTTATGGTTATATAATTACCTAATTTTTAAGTAATTTAATTTCTTCTTGCAATTCTTGTATTGCTTTTACTAAAACTGGTACAATTTTACTATAGTCCGCTTGTTGCAATTCATTTTCTCCATCTTCAGCTATAGCGTCTTTTTCTCCAGTAACAGCATTTGGTATAACTTCTGCTAACTCATGAGCAAAACACCCATAATCTCTGGTATCCATATACTTCCATTTAAAATCGTATACTGGAATTTGTTCTATTAATTCTAAAGCATTAAAATCTTTTTTATCTGTTTTTAATCTATAATCAGAACTAGTATTATATGTAGTACCTGAATTGGTAGTTAATATAGAACCTCTTATACTACCGGTTGTTCCATACCTTTGGAACACCATCATATATCTACCGTTAGTGGCATCAAACGCATTTTGTAATCTTATAACAGGATTTGCCGTGCTCAATGTGGGCGCACCTACTGTATCTTGTACATTAAGAAATGGTCTATTACTACCACCACTGGCATTAAGTGAATCTCCCCATAAATCTATATAACCTACTTGATTACCTGTATTGCCACCTATTTTAATATCGTTTATACCGCTCGATGGAGAGCCATTAGCTCTTAGCCAAGTATATTGTGCAGTTTTGAAGGACATATACTCTCCGCTAGTTGTATTAGTAGAAACATATTCTATACTTCCAGTATATCTATTATAGCTATTTGCCATATTGTTCGCTCTACCCAATCTTATAGTTGTGGTGATAGCGCCTGTTGCTGTACTGTCAGTTACAAAATCTGCTACTATACCATATACACTACTAGTAGTTCCAGTGTAATTACTATTTTTAAATACGATATTACCTTCTGTTGCTCCAGACCAAGGTAAATTAAAATTACCTATTAAAGACAGCTTGGTTACCGAAGTATCTGAACCTGTTATATAAGTTGTCGGTGATACGCCACCCAAAGCTCCCCACGATAATTGCTTCTCATTACCTAAATCTAAATCATTGGTTACTTCTACATCACCATTGTAAGTAATATCTACAATTTTATTACCATCAGTATACCATTCTAAACCACCCCCTACTCCAGATATATAATTAGATGTACCAGTATTAAAATACATATTACCACCACAAAGTATATTGCTACTTACGTGGAGCTGTTGCTGAGGGGTTGTTGTTCCTATTCCTACATTATCCCCATTACTACCGTTTAATATTAAATCCCCATCTCTTTGCAACTGTATTTCAGCACCACCGGTTTGTGCCCTAGATATATAAAAAGGTGCACTACCTGCAGTACCTTGAAAGTGCATATTTACATTATCTTGATTACCTGTACCTACTGCGCTAAATCTTAGCCCAGATGTGCTATTACTAGAATCTTCTATTTCTATTTGAGCACCTGGGGTTGTTGTACCAATACCAATTCGACCAGTACTTTGGTCTATAAAAAATTGATCAGTATTAGCCGTAAAATCCCCCGTTAACGCTGTGGAATTTAAAAGTTTTGGCATTATATTATATTGCTATTAAAATTGCTTCGTAAGAGCCATTCGCGATGGTTCCGTTAAATGATATTGTTAAAGCACTTCCAGATCTTGTTATTGTTGGAATTACTGTTTCGCCGGCAGAACTGATAACTTCGCATTGTACATCTTTTGCATCTGATTTACCTAAATCTGTACTTGTGTTAATTGACCATGAAGTTGCTCCACCCGATGTTCCATTTGCAGTTACCGCTCCTGAACTTGCACCTAATGTGTATCTTTCGCCATTTGATGCTGTAGAACCCGGATCGCTGTTTGTTACTGTAAATATACCATTTGTTACAGATACACTAATACCAGTTCCAGCTACAACACTTGCTGCACCGACCGCTGCCGCTGTTGCATTATTTATTCCGATATCTACACTACCGCTTGTTCCACCACCATTTATAGGTGATGAAGTTGTTACCTCTGTTATATCACCTTGTGGTATTGTTGGAAAAGATTGTAATCCACCAGAACCATCAACGTATTCGGAGGAATCACCTTGCCATTCAAGATCGATAGTTCCACTGCTTGTTACAGGGGTATTAGTTACGTCTAAAGCATTTGTATTATCTATACTTAATCCTACACTTGTTACAGTACCGTTGTTATCAGCCTCAATGTCTGCTACACCGTTATTATAAGTAACTGTTACTCCAGTTCCACCTGTAACTGTAATGATACCTTTATTTTGTGGAGATGAATCTTCACCTGAAACTGTCGCCGTACCATTTGAATATGATACATCTATTCCTGCTCCTGCATTTACATTACCTTCACCAATTGTTGATAGGGTAGCTTCTGTAACATTTTTGTTAACTTCTGTCCAATTCGCTTCAGCAGTTGGATTATCTTGTAAAGCTATAATTAAATCACCTATGGCTAATGGTGTAGACCAGTATGTTCCGCCTGCACCGCTACCAGCCGTTGTTACAACATATGTGTAACCTTGCAAGACTGATGCGCCTGATGGGGGATCTGTACTTGCGTCATAACCGCCAGCATAAACTAATTGACCTGTTAATAGCCCTTCAACATAACCCTTAGTAGTTAGTGTTGTAGAACCATCAGACCCTGCTGTTGCAGCTGATGTCGCTTTATTTTTTACAGCTAATGAATCTAAATCACTTACACCGGTAACATCTAGATCTCCAGAAACAGCTAAATCAGTTGTAACGGTTAAATCGTTAGCTATTGTAACATCGTTGGGTAAACCTATTGTTAATGTTCCGCCAGACTCACTTACTGTAACCTCATTTGCTGTTCCGGCAAATTGAGCAGTATCTTCTGAGCTTATATTTGTAGTATTAGTACCGTCTGATAAAACCCAGTAGTTATAATTATCTGTTGACGGGAATGTTGCTAAATTACCAGCGCCATCTATATATTGTGATGAGGTACCTGCTAGTGTAACGTCAATTGTTCCTGAAGATGTTACAGGTTGACCGCTGACAGTAAACGCATTCCCCGCGTGTGTATAACCTACAGATGTTACTGTACCTGATTTATAATCTGCTAAAGAGCCATCACCTCGTACAACTTCAGAAGAATCACCTTGCCATTCAAGTTCAAACTCGCCACTAGTTGTTATAGGAGAATTTAAAACATCTAAAGCTGTTGTGTTATCTATACTAAGACCCACGCTAGTTACTGTACCGGTGTTACTTGTTTTATTATTAAAAGCATTCCAGTCGCTTGAGCTTAAGTAACCAGCTTGATTTGTTGAAGCTTGGTCAATTCCAATTGATACATCTTTTGTCCCGCTTAATGTTATTGGATTAGTACCTGCAGCTTTGCTTATGGTTTCAACACCACCTCCTACTGCTTCCCATGTAGCATTTGTGCTGCTGGCTGCCGTACATACTTTTAATACATCATCAGATGTGTTAAAATAAAGCTGACCTAAAACACCTGCCGCGGGATCCGTGCCGAGGTTTTGTATTGCCGCTCCTAATATTTCGTTGTCATTAAAATTGACACTACTTAAAAAATTTATTGCCATTGTTTGTTAGTTTAAAAATGCTTGTCCTGAGAATGCTGCAGAAAAAGTAAGTGTTATTTGTGTTGCTGAATTATAAGATACAGTACCCTGCACAACCGAGTTGGCAGAATCCACTACAGTAACTGAAGGAAATTTCTTTAATCCGTGATCTATTGTCCATGTTGTTGCTGGTATTGATTGTGTATAAATTAATGTTTTGTCCTGAGCATTTAAAGGATCTAGCCCTAGCCCATAGAAGTTATCATTTTCAATAACTCCACTACTTGACACATGTTCAAGTGTCAATTCATATAAAGTACTTATACCTGAATATGCAAATGGTTGCACGTCTTTAAGTATATAAGTACCAAATGATCCTAAATCTTTTCTATTAAATAATGAAATCTCATTATCTACTTTTGAATGCTTAGGGTTTTGAGGATCGTCTGCTAGTAAGTATTCTAAATACGGTAACGAATCCGTATTATTTACCATTAATGTATTTACTATTATAGATGTTATTGAATCAAACGGAACAAAGTCTCCTCCTCCGCCATCGAATAGTATAGACGACTTTTTAATTTCATTAAAATTAGTTGTAAACTTCCAACTATTAGTTTTTAAATAAGCCTCTATTGTTAAAGCATTAACGTCCTGTACTTTAAAATTTTTGGTAGCCTGCGATCCCGCAACATCTGTTCCTAACAGTAAATCTTTGCCGTCGGGCATTACTACACCGTACGAGGATATTCTTGCCATTGTATTATTTTTTAATTATTGTACCGACTTTTTCCGCTCCTCTTGAACCAAAATAAGCTACATATACAGTTGTTGTTAAAGTTTTAAGTAAACTAATCCATTCTTGTTCTACTGCAAAATCTATATAGTTATGACTATCAACCCATATAAATGATATAGTCATTATAGTTAGGAATATCAAACTCATTGGCCTTGTGTTTTTACTAAGCCATGAATCTGATTTCATATCCGCTTTCCATCTTGAACTTACTTCTTGTGCTTCAACCATATCATGCTCAAGCAGCTTGTAAGCCATCTCTTTATCTACTTCGGGTAATTTATCGTCTTTATCTATTAAAGCTTTAACTACACCCAATAAACCTTTATCAGGTAAAACTTCTGCTAAGGAATCTATTACTCCAGATTTCCCTAGCAAAAATTGTCCTACTTTGGTTTCTTTAAATTTTTTTTTTGGCATAAAATTTTATTTACTATGGTGACTGACAGGTTACACAACTATTGAAAGGTTGCGATCCTGTTGATCCCTCATCTATATAATATGTTACACTAGCAAATGTAATACCCGTTATCTGTACACACACTGGATTAGTACATTGACTACTAGAAGTTGATGCATTTACAACTTGACCAGATGAAAGATTAGTAAACGGAATTGTAAGTAAGTTACCATCACATCCAACTGTATTAGATACTACTATTGGTGCTCCTGTTGCACATACAACCGCTGAGTAGTTTGATTCAGGTTGAGGCCCAGGTCCTGAACCACATCCTATTATATCTCCACTATACCATCCATTTGCTACAGGTAGTGTTAAATTAGAATCTTGGAAATAGCCTGGTGCTGTTTCCCAAGTAGTTCCTGTAGCTATATACACATTTCTTGATACTGGTGATCCACAACATAGATCATCTGCGCTTATGTTAGAATAACATAATGATATTTGCGTGCTATCTGGTGGACACGTTGGGCATACTGTTGAGTTGCCTAATGCTCCGTTATTTTGTTGTTTGTATGGTCCTGCCATTATTTGTTGTTTATTATGTTAGTCTTACTTTAACTACACCGCTTGTGTGATATAAAGCACCTACTGGTATACCCGCATTTCCGGCTGCTGTATCATCTGCAAAATCAAAATTCACTAAGTCTTTCATAATGACTCTTGAACCTCTTACGCCCGATGCGCCTGCGCCGCCTGTATCTTTTGTTACTATAAGTCCTGTTTGATTATTGCCACTGGAATTACCAGTACCAACTTCTAAAGCGGGTGAGCCTAATCCTTGATTTCCATTTGGTGAATATGGAAGTGTTGGATTATTGTGTGCTCCTAAAACTACAGAATTTCCTCTGCCGTCTAGATTATTACCAAATACATAAACTTGGTTAGAGCCATTTACCGCTGATGAGGCATTACCAATAATATATACATTATCGCCAAATCCTTGCACCTCATTATTATATCCTAAAACAAAAGTGTTTTGTCCAACACCTGAGTTAGCTGTGTTAATTACATTTTGCCCACCAAGTATTAATGATGCAAAAGTGTTTGTTAATTGGTTTTGTAAACCTAATACTTGTGTTCTTAATCCTTCTGATCCAGTTACCGCAGTACCTATTACAGTATTTTGCGAACCAGCTACAAAAGAATTTTTGCCATCAGTTACTGTATTTAAGTAACCAACAGCTAATGAGTTATCTGATCCTGGCCCGTTAGCTGATTTAGTAAGAACATTACCATCACCTATTACAGCAGAATGATCCGATCCGTCTATTATATCATTATTTCCACTACCTACTGCTAATGATGTATCGTCTACTGATACTCCGCTTGGATTATTTGATATTACTACACCGCCTCTAAGTACGGCTGCTCTATTAGCATTTAATCCAGCACCCACATCTAAACTTGCTTGTGCGCCAGGGTTTGCTACTGAATTTATAGCAAGAGAATCTGTTTTAATCTTAGGCATTGTAGCTTGACCCATTTGATTAAATATATAAGTAGATGTATTGTTTAAACCACCGTCATACATATTAAATTCTATATTAGATATAAAATTACTATTAACACCACCCTGACCTGTTGTTCCCATAACAGGAACTAGACCTCCATATACACCACCCGCTCCCGGGGCTGGACCGCCAGCTGGGTCTAACATTACACCTAATTCTTTATCCGCACTAGATCCAATCCATATTGGCACTTTACCAATATCTATAAATGCTGTAGAAATAGCTGGTACTGGAAGATCTACCCATTCTGTTTCATTCCCAGTTGAGGATAAAACTTGTCCAGCATTACCTGTATCATCGTTATTATCGTAGTATGCTCCATTATTATATATGCTTCCAAACTCAAAACCTTGAGATGTAACAAATTTAGAGTCATTTGCAAACCATGATATCTGACTATCGCCTAAAACTCTAGTATTTGTCCAAATTGCTAGAGTAGCTGCATTTCCAGAACCAGTTAATACCGATGTATTGTCAATTTTATCCCAAAATACGTTTCCTCCGCTGTCTTCAGAGATAATTGCCCAGTCACCTGGCTGCCAATCTGTGATATTTACGCCTTGATAGCCCGGTAATGCAGTATTTCCTGCAACACTAACCACCCAATACTTACCTGTTTGAGACGCATCTAGTAATTGAGCTGTTAAATCAGGAGTATCTGTGTTTGCATCCCATGCTGCTTGATATTCTAAGCCAGAACCTTGATAATTTTCCCATTTTACGTTACCGCTTGCGTCAGAAACTAAAACTTGCTCGCTATTTCCTACTACACCTGCGTAATCGTACACTTTTCCATTAAAATATACGCCAGAATTTATATTTAGCGCACTATCTGTATTTACTATGCCTGAAAAGTTAGAAGTTCCACCAACCGCGAAGTCTCCAGCAACGGTAAAATTGCCCGATGCGGCCGAATTTATGGAAAATGTTAATAATGTGGGAGAATCCGCATCATCTTGAAAGATTACGGAGTTTTGGAGAGTGCCTGCATCGTTGAATACAGGTAAATAGCCTGATGTACCGCTCATAAAGAACGCCAATATATCACCAATAGCGAAATTTCTTGTAGATAAATCAAATTCATCTGTCCCAAGTAGCTTATCACTGATAGCTATATTAGTATCATTGGGATATGTTGATATTCTTGCCATGTTTAGTTTGTTTTGTAGTTGTTGTTACCTTCGGATTTCGTGCCTTGTCCATCGTTGCTCCTATTTTGTGCAGGAGATTCCCATCTTTGGTCATTATGGTCGTAATCTTTACCTTTTGCTTGTTCAGGTTGTTTACGCGCCATTCGTTCGGCGTGTGCTTTTTTAGCCTTTCTACCTGTAGTCATTGCGTAGGCTTTGTCCCTGGCGGCTTTGTTTCTACGTGCTGTAGGTGAAAGTGTTTGTGTCATACTGTGTATGATCACGTATAAAAATAAAAGTTTAAAAAAGCGACGATAGGGTGCTACTATTATATTAATATACCTAATGTCATATAAATATAATTATACTAATAATTATATTATTTAATGCGCGTAAGCGTAAAAAAAAATTATAAGATATATGGAAGTAAAGGGTTAATCCTATATATACCGAATTAATACGAGAAAGGGAAACGCTTATTTTTACCCCAGCCCCCGCCCTGTTTTATCGTTTCAGCCGTATATATGCGCAGGACCTCAGCTGCGGACCAGAGCTAGATCCGGACCAGCTATCCGATTCCCGTGTATCGTTTTAGCTTTTTTCTACGGCCTCAGCACGGCACTATCCCGATAATATAATAAATTAATAGATACAATATGAAGTTTAATCACAAGAAAATCCTTAGAGTTGCCGAAGGAGTAATAGTATACGGCACAGTAACCTTCATCGTAACCTGCTGCGTTATGATACTGGTCAATGTAATAGTTAACGGTGCACCTCACATCCCATGTGATATTTGTTACTAAACTAATACGAGACAATAACGATAATATAATAAATAATAATTAATAAGTAAATATGAATAAATCTAAATTAACAGAGACTATCTCTAAGCTAAGTAAAGAAGAACTAAACGAAATCTTCCCTCCAATCGAAAGAAAGAATTTCGTAGTCAGAAAGTCATGGTACGGTAGAAACCAAGTTATAACTTTTGTAAACAATAAAAAACAAAAGATAACTTATAACCACGACGAGGTTTTAAAAGTAATGTTACCTAAACTCAACATAATGCCATGTTGGATTAAGAGAGGTTACTGGTCACAATCGACTGACATGCCTTCTAATGTAAGAGATATCGTAATCGACAGGGTTGAAGTACAGTAGACCCTGATTACAACCGGCGCGTTTCGCTTGTAGCATCACCGGGATAAATAACGTTGAATGAGCAATCCCTTGCGGGACCAGTGGCCTGGCTACTTCGGTAGATCGGAAGAGTATACTCCGTCCTACAATAATGTGACATTAGCTACTTATTATAATAACTATAACTACCTATTGTCATATTTTCACTATTGCATAAGTATACATAGTGCATTATACCACATAAACTATTTTAACTAATAAACAAACAATATACTTTTTACAATACTAATACGACCGACTTACGATAATATAAATGTAACTAAAAAATACAAAATGAAATTAGTAAATATAAATAAAAACGGAACTCAAAAATTCCAACTAGAAGACGGTAGAGTTATATACTCTTACAATTCTGGATATGTAAGAATTGACAGTGGTTTAGATAGACTATACCAAATTAACAGAGTAGTAAAAATTCCACCTAGAACTGACGGAAACTACTATGAAATGTACAAAAGAGTACTTATACCTAATCCTCAAGAAAGATTTCAATACATTAAAGATTGGGTAAAAAGAAATACATTTTACGGAAGTTACGGAAATGTACTAGATTATTCTACAGTAAGAATATTAAGAAATAAAACAAATCAACTTAAATACTTAAGAAATAAATATGGAAATTACTAAAAAAGAATTTTACTGGAATGACGAAACGATCGAGTACTTCGTCGACCGATTAGACGCTGACGGATGGGCAGCGGTGGCTTCACTAATTCACAACTTTGTACACACTGAATGTGACTTAGAAGATGGCGAAACTGAACTAGACTTATTCACTGATTTATGTGAAAAAGTACAAGAAAAAGATTTTAAAGATAATCATCCTTTTGCACAAATCTAATACGAATTAATAACGATAATAATATAAATAACTATGGCACATATAAATACATATAAATTAAAAATTGGTTTCCGAATATTCGGCAAGCACTGGAATAATCTCACTACAAAAGAAAGAGAAATTGTATTAGATGTTGTCTACAAATTCTACTAATATGCAATTTATACTAACATGCCCTAAC